GCGTTCGCCCGACAAACTACCCCATGAACCTCTTCTTGTCTCCCCCGACATCTACGGGTCAGTCGAGCAATCCGACGGTGACGTCCTTTTACCCAGACCCCTATATCGAGGGAAACTTCATCTACCTGACGGAGATGGAGATGAACCAACTTGCGCGAGCGGACCAAACGTTCCTTGTGAAGACAGTTCGTTATGTGAACCGAGAAGGTCAGTTTGGAGCAAACACCGACCTCGAAATACCCATGTTTAACCTCACAACTCGCCTTGTCTTTGCAGCGCAGAGATCGGACAGAATTCTTGCGAATGATTGGGACAACTACACGAACTGGTTGGACCCGAAGCGTGCTCCATGGACAGGAATTAGCACTGACGTTGCGACACAACTCTATACAACGGGTCAGCAACAGGTGACATCCGTATACCCCAAGAACTCTATCGCAGATGGTTTGCTCCTGTTTGATGCGAAGGAACGATTCCAGACCAAACCGTTCCCATTCTTCTCGTTGCTTCAAATGTACAAGCATACGACGGGTGAACCGCCAGAACTTCCGGGTATTTTTCAGTATTCCTTTGCGTTGGACAACTCGGGTTACCAACCATCAGGTGCGGCAAACGGCAGTATGTACAACAAGGTCATCTTGCGACTTACTCTTCAGCAACCACTTCCCCTCTCCGTTTCTACAGGTGGAGGAACGACCTCCACAATTGTGTGCGTCTTGAAGTCCACGCTGTTTGGTGCGAACCCTGTTGTGATTCCCGCCGCACAGATTGGATTGTATGACCCGAGTGAACTTGTATCTGTCGTCCAGACCAATGACAATGTCATCTTTGTTTACACCTACAACGTGGGTGTCTACGCAGAGTCCATCAACTTCTTGCGTATCGTCTCGGGTCTCGGAAATCTCGTGTTCGCATCATAACAATGGCGAAGATTACGAGCGCATACCTTGGTGATGAGGTGTCTTCACAAAACATCACCAAGTCGTTGGAGAAACGGATTACAGACGGAAAAATCAACGTGCTTGTGGATTCCAGTTTGATTCCGATTGTCACCCGACCCGAAAAGATAGAAATCTCCGACCAAGAGAAGGAAGAAATCCGAAATGAGGCAGAGAAAGAATGTGGAAACGCAAATGACAGCAACTGCATTGAGTCAACAAAAGCGCGATTGCAACAGTCAAGATTGGAGGACAAACAAAACGAGTTGAACTCGTCAGCGAACCTGGTTAAGGGTCGGCGATTGACCGTCAACTACATTGATGCAAACGGTAAGAAACAGACTGCGATTGTTCCCGAGGGTCAATATTTCAAGATGGGCGAAGAACCCGGCAGTGAACCCATCAAGGCGACCCAGATTGACTTCGAACTGCCTGGATTGGGCGGAACTGCGCTGGAACTCTTCAAAATCCTCAGCGTGATTGTCTTGACCTTCTTGTTTGCGGCGAGCGTGGCGTTGACCTACAAAACGACTCTTCTGTCGGGATACAGTCGGTATGTTGCGTACGGACTGACTGCCGCTGCTGTCTTCATTCCGTATTCGGGATTCTTCATCAGCCTTCTGGTTGCTGCGGTTGCTGCCTACATGGAAAGCAAAAAGACCTCGGCGTAAAACAATGATCGAACTTCGCTGGGTTGTTGCCGGTGTCATCTTCGGAATGCTGCTGTCCACAGTGTTCGTGCCTCCGACGCGAAAGCAAAAGATTCTGCCTCAACCCCATGACAGTGGGTTGTTTCACACGGATTCGGGATGTGTTCGCTTTGTCGCCGATGAAGTCCCATGTAGCGCAGAACCGGATTCACTCAATCTTCTCGCAAGTAAGTAATGGATAAGATTCTGAATACGGAGCGCATCTCCCGCGCATTGGCGAGAGCATCTCCGTTTTTCTCGATGATCATTGGTCTCGGAATCTCCGTATTGCTGTTCCATCGCGACTACTCGGTGATTCGCACGCTCGCTCTTCCTGTTTCGGAAGTTGTCAATCGGACTGTGAAAGTCGACGGAAAGTGCTACAAGTATCGCGTGGAAGACTCCAACTGCGAAAACTCGTCCTAATCATAAACAAATGGACGACGCAACCTCCTTGGATTCTCTGTTGATGCCGCAGGGCCCGCAATCCGCCTCCCCCGTCATTCCGATGCCGAGTGTTCCCATGGCCGGTCACTCTGGAATGGCACCGACCTTCAAGCCGAGTCTTCCGGCAATGCGCTTCATCTTTTCCAACACAACGCTCTACATCGCCATCTTCTTGGCAGGTGTCATCATCTCCTTGTCAACCCCGCGAAACCTCCTGCTCCAGTATGTGCCGAATGCGTATACTTCGGGGGGTGTCGTCAGTTGGACCGGTGCCGCTGTCCTTGGAGGCAGTGCTGTTGTTCTGACTCATCTGCTCAACGGCTTCCTGTCGGGCTTTCTCGGTTAAAAGTGCTTTGAACAACCTATTTTGACATGCCACATTCACCTGCTGCTGTTCTGGATTTTCATGGGGGTGAAGAGTTGACTGCAACATCAACCCTTGAATCCGTTTGAGTTCATCTTGCAGAAGATTCTGCCGACGAACTTCTCGAATGTACCCAACTATGGTTCGCTCGTCATACATTGTTATATAAAACGAATGTTTCCCGCGGAAATGCCTTTACCGTAATGGAGCGCTTTGAGAACATTGGATACAGCAAGTTGGAGTCTCTCATGCTCCACGATATGTATGAAGCCATCACAGAAGCCAATACATGGGACAATATAGACAACACCGACGTATTCAATCCCTTTCTACAGTATCACGACCACACGGACAACTCCTATATGTGGTGTCTCACGCAGATGCGATTTCTACACAAGCATGGGTTCAATGTCGTTGGTCTTCTGCGGGGCGTAAATATAGACTGGAATACACTCCAAGGTATGATGCGTGCGGATCCGGAACTTCGTGAGGATATTCAGACTCTTCTCTTGACAGAGCGAAATGCTACGGTACGTGCGGTGCTTAAAAGTATGCTGGAGAACTAATACAATGCAGCTGCCGTTTGCTCCGGCTTGGTTTCATCCACGTATTCTCGTTGGGTCTGGAAACATGCTCACCCCCCAGTTTGTAGAGAAGTATCGGATTTCACACGTGATTAACTGTGCTTTTTCCATTCATTCTCCGCGATGGTTTCGATCTATGCACCCGGACAAATACTATGTCCTTGAAGCATTGGATGATCCGAATGTCAACATTTTGCACTGGTATCCTCGATTTGAGCGAGTTCTCCACGACTTTCTACAAGAAGGCAATCAGACAATCTTTGTCCATTGTCAAGCAGGCATCAATCGCAGTGGGTTTTTGAGCTTGCTCTACGTATGCAAGAACTTCAGCATGGATATGGATACCGTCATATCTGCCACTCGTCGTCAACGACCCATTCTGTATCAAAATAGGGTCTTCATGAACCAAGCAAAAGAGTTCATAAATGGACGTGTTCCGCGTGAGGAAGATTCGGGAAACGGCAAATGGACCCAAGACGGGGACGCTGGACTCGGTACATCAGGAGGTGATTCAGACCCTACGGGAATCGACGACGATGCAGTTGTCCTTGAAAGACGAACTGAATAACCTTCGTCAAGAAGTCTCTGTCTTGTATGCTCAGAATGATTTGGAGGATGTTGTAGAGGCAACGCGGAAACAGGGACGAATTCGCGAGATTGAAGAAGAACTTGCCCAGGCAAACCCCGTGGAAGACTACTACCTCAAAAACATGGACATCCTCATTGAATACTACAAGAAGCAGGATGCGAATGGTTCTGGACCCTCATCCTTGTTACCGAAGGATACGAATACCTTTCTGAAGTTCTTTTCGAGTGCTGTTCCCGAACAGAACGGTCATACCCGCAAACAGATGTTTGACGAATACATTCAACGCATGAAGTTGTCCAATGGACCCGAAGTCATCCAGTTGCTCACCGAACACTGTGCGCAGTGCAATGTGGCACGCGAAGAAATCTCATCCGAAGGCATTCTAGTCTGTCCACGTTGTGGATCCGAAGAGTACGCCCTCGTTGTGTCCGACTTCCCATCCTTCCGTGATCCACCGAAGGAGCGCAACAACTATGCGTACAAGAAAATCAATCATCTGAATGAAATCCTTAACCAGTTCCAAGCAAAAGAATCCACCATCATTCCAGAGGACGTCATGAACGAGGTGGTGCTGGAAATCCGCAAGCGACGCATCAACAACATTGCAGACTTGTCGGAGGAAGACATACGTCAGATTTTAAAGAAACTGGGCAGAAGCAAGTATTATGAGCACCGAGCGCACATACTTAGTCGACTTAACGGAAACCCGCCCCCTACCATCACCCCCGAAATTGAAGAGAAGATTCGAGCCATGTTTCAGGAAATTCAAGCGCCTTTTCTGCTGTATTGCCCCAACGACCGCACCAACTTTCTATCCTACTCCTACATCCTCTACAAGTTCTTCGAGCTTCTCGAGCTCGACGAATACAAGGTATATTTTCCGCTACTCAAGTCGCGTGACAGACTTATAGCACACGACCAGATATGGAAAAAGATTTGCGACTATTTGCGTTGGGAGTTCATTTCGAGTGTATAACAAATGAAAGTCCTGAGTCTGGGATGCAACTGCTATGTGGGGTTGTTTCTCCGTGACCATTACCCGGGTCCGTCTCATCCATTTGATTGGGTGTGGTCGAATCTGGAGTTCGTGTTGGATACGTTTCGGACAAACGAATTCGTGCTGACAAGTCCACATATGAAAACCGTCCATGACACGGAAGAAGAATCTGCTCTCAATGAAAAATACAAGCGCCGATTTGAGCGTTTGTATGCGACACTGAACGGAACAGAAGACGTTGTTCTGATTCGGAAGACATTGGACCGCAACCAGGACAAGGTTGTAGCAACTCCAGATACAGCAGAACAACTGAACGAACTGGCGGGGTTGCTTTCGTGCTTCCGAGCACCAATTACACTGTGCGTGGTCGACATGGAGCGATGTATAGACAGAAAAAGACTTCATTCATCAATTCCCTTGTTTGACTCGTTTGATGGCGTTGGGTTCTATCTACATCGGCGGATTAGGAGCGCAACCATGCCTCGACCTGTGGTCGGATTCCGACAAATACATTGAACTGGCGACAGACCTTCCGAATCTGGTCACCCTTTCGGTCATTGATGTCGATGAGATTGAGGAGATTGATAAAGTTATCATCCTTGATGTGTTGTCGCGCACTTCCAATGAGACGTGCTCGTTCTCCGCTAGACTTGTGAAGCAGTGTGTTTGCGATAAGGGAATCCATACATAGACCCAACTTGCGAAACAGACATTCGTTTTTCTGTTCTATAGATAAATGACACGTGCATCACTCGCAAAGTATTTGGATTCCGTCCAGAAACGCATCCAGTCTGGAGAACTTACGAACGAATCTGCCGAAGACGAGGTGAACGACACGGTCATGCGTAATGCTGAGGATGCTGCGCTGTACGACAAGTTGTACAAGCAGGCGGAGGATGCGGGTGTGTCCACAACGTCGGATGCGTTTGGAGACATGCTGAAGGAAATCAGTGCGAATCTTCGATCTCCGTTGGGAGGCAAGCGGGGTCGTCGCAAGACGCGTCGTGGTGGAACGCACACGCGTATCAAGGAGGAGAACGGGTTGTGGTATATTTATGTCAACGGGCAGAAGAGTCCCGGTGGAATGAAGTCCTTTGAAGCGGCAAAGAAGGCAGTGGAGAGGGGCAAGGACATCCGTGCAGCAATGACTCTCACTGGAATGAAGGGTGGTGCATTCACCATCAAGGAAGAGAACGGCAAGTGGTATGTCTACCAAGACAATATGAAGATGCGTGGATACAGTTCGTTTGAGAAGGCGAAAAAGGGTCTTGAAATCGCAAAGGAACAGGAACCCGCCGTTAAAACACTCGTGAAGATGAAGAATGCAGGTCGCAGAGTCACGCGCCGTCGCGGTGATTAGACATCCACCGAACCATTCTTTTTGTCTAAGAGTTCGCGCAACAGTTCTCGGATATCTTTTAATACATCTAACATTGTTTCCTCCGGTTTGTTAAGAAAGAATGGACGTGATTGAGGTGGTTTCGGTTCTTTGGGAGTTTTCTTGATTTTTTCTGCCATATCTCTGTGCTCAATGTACTCATTGATATCATCAACCATCAATCCAGTTCGTTCAGCAACGATTTGAATTGATTCGCCCGATTTCACCTGTTCATATGCTAACTTCTTGAGTTCGCTGATGATACTTCCGGTACTTCGCTTCACCTCATTCGCAATGTTACAAGGAAATGCACCCTCTTTGATGCGTTTAAGGATGTATTCATCCTCATCTTTTTCCCAACGCTTTCCATGTCTTTCGGGAACAACACGACTAATTACCTTGCTACCTTGCATTTTACACACAATGTGATTAATAGACTGAAAATAAATTCGTTTTGAAAACGAATGTAGATTTCGTCAAAGTTGTAACTCTTGTACAAGATGGACAACTACGACGAGAAACTACGCGAACTGCGCCTGCGCGAACTTGCGCTCGAGGCGGAGAAAAGCAAGATATATGCGAAGTTCGCCGAGATTGAGGATGAACGCGAGCGATTGGAGAAGGAACGATTGGCAAACATGCCGAACGACCTGAGCGAGGAAGAGGAGAAGTGGTTGCGAGATGAGATTACTGTTGTGGGCAAACTGCTCGAAAGCAAGGACGTCATCTTTGGAGGATTGACCCTCCTAGATGAAGAACCCGAGGAGATGAAAACGAGAGGCTACTTTGGAGACGAACACTCCAAGAAGTTCAGCATCGATATCCAGATGAGTGTGTGTACGGAGTGGAAAGCATCCTTACGATGCTATGTGACCATCAAGACGAAGAATGCGTCGGTCGAACGGATTGTGCAGGAGATGGTTGCACAAGATGATGGATATCCCGAGGAGCAATCAGATTCCTACCGCCGAAGTTGGAGTATTGATTGGGACTACCACCAACGGATTGTGATCAAGAACCCGTATGTCCACAAGGATGATGAGTGAGGTTTACATGTATCTCTTTTTACATCTACAAATGACCTGGGGTTATCATCTCATTCTCAATGCACGCAATTGTATGCCGCGTACCATCCGTTCGAAGGAGAACATCTATTGGTTCACGAAGAACCTGGTCAGGGACATCAACATGGTGGCGTACGGAGAACCGCAGATTGTCATGTTTGGAACCGGGAACAAGAAGGGATACACGCTCGTCCAGTTGATTGAGACGTCGAATATCTGTGCGCATTTCGTGGAAGAGTCCAACGACATGTACCTAGATGTGTTTTCGTGTAAGACGTTTGACCCGTATGTTGTGAAGAAGATTGTGGATGCGCATTTTCAACCTTCGCATATGAAGGACTTGCTCGTGTCGCGCGATGCGTCAGAACCTATGAAGATGCTTTAAGCGGTGAAACCACCGCGGAGACCGACACCGCGGGCAACGCCACGGAGGCTGCGGAGGACCAGACCGGAGGCCAGCGCGAACACGATGGCATGGGTCACGGCAGGGGTCGTGAAAGGGGTGCTGAGGTTCAGCAGCACACCCGGAACGAACAGGTAGAAGAGGATAGCCGACAACAACAACTCGATGTACATGGTTTATCTAGATTCAAGAAATTAATAGACATACATGTGGAGGAGTTTGTGGACGACCGCAAAGACAACCGCGTGGGTTGCCGCTACGACCATCTTGGAACCACCTGGCGGCAGAGACAGCAGGATGCCTGGGGTCAGAATGAAAAACAACAGCGCAGTCGTTAGCATGTACGTGTAGCCCATTTTATCTAGAAGCCAGGAAATTCCAACAGACAAGGTCCATCCGAACGCGTCCCATCTGGACACGTCTTGCTGACGAACGTCTCCTTCCCGTAATCGGGGGGCGTGCTCTTCACGCCACTTCCCGGCCACTTGCCAAACATCTGGGGGATGGTCTTCTCCCAACCATCCTGCCATCCCTTGGGTTTCGGAACATCAAAGGTTTCTCGTGAGAACACCTTGGTGGGTCCGCCCTTGGCACCTGCAAAACACTTGTCTTTTCCGGACACACAACCTACGCCGGGGCAGTAAATATACGTACCCGGACACGTCGCACTCATCATGGGCGTGGATACGAACGACACCACTATCGCCAACACGATAGTACCTGCGACCGCGTACGCCCACAACGGAATCTTCATCTTACGCGCCATTTATACTTATCTAATACTTCTTCTGAACGTAGCGCATGTCTCTCTTGTAGACCATCGAACGAGTGGGTGCGGTACGCTTGCTGTAGGTAGCGATGGCATTCAACTTGCGAATGGTCTTGTTGCGCCCATACTTGGACACTGCCTTGTCAATGACTTCGTGGCGAACTGCGGTGGGTTTGGTGTGACTGTATCCCAACGAAATGAGGTCACCGCGACTCAGAGGACCGATGCCCAACATCCGCTTGACGGTGCGCCAGCGACCCTTAGACCCACGGTCCTTGATACAGGCAGACTTTACACGCGTGCCCTTGCGAGTAGTGTATCCGACACGACGAATCTTGCCTGCAGGACAGGCAGGAGACCCGCCAAGTTTGATAGAAGCAGCATAATCGTCGTCCATTTTATTCTAGTTCAACATTCTTTCGCTTTGCGCACGCTCCACAACCCGGTGCAGCAGGTTTGGTTTGCGACATCCAGAAGTAGACGGCAAAAAGAGGGACAAGCATCAAAAGCAACCACTCCCACATTTATTTAGAAGTCGCACACTTTCCACACAGAAATCCACACACACGATATAGACTCTCGAATTTAGGGTACCGAATATCGTTTCGCCTACAGTCCGAGCACGACTCGTTTCCGTAGACACGGATAAGCGAGTCACCTTGACGCACAACTTTATAAATATGATGACCCGACTGGGCAACCAACAACTCCTTGCGTTGGATGTCTTGTTTCATCGTTTCCTCTCCGTATTCCCATTTTGATTCGGTTAACTGCCTCTCCAACTTGGGCGGAGGAGGCAAGCAGATTGGACACGGCTCCATGAAGCTCCCACGAGTATTGCAGGTTTCACAGGACATACGAGAGTTTTATTTTGTAGAAAGACGATTTCGTTTTCAAAACGAATTCAGTTTTGTGAAGAAAGAAGGACAGGTGTGATGGAGCAAGATGGAGACACAACGACCAACAATCGACGTGGAGAACTTGGAGTGGGATAGTCGACTCGCTAAAAAGCGCGCGACTCGGATGCGACGACGCATCGGTGGACAGATTCGGGAGGCGAACAAGGTGATTCGTATCTTCCGGAACTTTCAGAAGAAACTTCTCCCCCACGATTGGGAAGACCCTTCGCCGTATCAGTATGACTATATCTTCTATACCGAATACTACAAATCACAAAGTGAACTGGATGTTCTGCGTAAAATGATGCTTGCATGGTTTTGAAAACGATTGACTTTCATGCTTGGGTTCTTTTTCCATTATGGGTATTCCATTCTACGTCGCATCGCTTCTCAAGACACACAAGCACATTGCGAGAGATCTGATCGAGCAAGATTGTTATGACGTTCTTGCGATTGACTTCAACTGCTTCATTCACACCTATCTGAAATCGGAAAATCCGATTGGAAGTATCATTGTTGCGCTTCACGAGTTTCTGGGTCACACCGTTCTCACTCGTAAGGTGTATATTGCCTTTGACGGACTGGTTCCCTACGCAAAGATGGTGCAGCAGAGGTATCGCCGCTTTCGGAACCCCGAGATGGCATCGTCGTTTGACAAGCATCAAATTTCACCCGGAACTCCCTACATGAAGGAACTTGCCGACACCATTCGCTTCATGTTTCCCTATGTGGAGGTCTCCGGAACAGATGAACCGGGCGAGGGCGAGCACAAGATCTTCCTTTGGTTGCGGGACATGCCTGCTACGGAACGACGACGAGTCTGTATCTACGGATTGGATGCGGATTTGGTCTTGATTTCGGTGGCGCAACGCTCTCTCGGTGACCTGTATCTCATGCGTGAGAAACAGAAGGACGAGGGGTTCAGTGTGTTCTCGGTGTCTGCTCTGGCAGCTGCTTTGCCGATTCCAGCAGATGAGTTTGTGGAGATGTCCGTCCTGTGTTTTGGAAACGACTTCATGCCGAATATTGGTATCTTCTCGCTCCGTGAGGATGGATATGCACGGGCACTGTACTACAAACAACAATCCACACTCGAAAAAGCAGCAGAGGACGAGGCGGGACTTCTGTTGAAGCGAGCGAAAGACACCGACCGACATATTCTTGCTCCCGATGGACAGGCAGTTGAAGCACGCATGGGTATTCATCTCTTTGATGGTGTCCTCAACTGGGACCCGGTTGTCTATGCGTTCTGGAAGACGTATGCCTGGACGCTTGCGTATTTCAAGACGTCCAAGGTTCCCGATTGGGAGTGGGCGTATCCCTATCCGGAGGCACCCTTGCTGTCTGCTTTGTTGGAGTTTGACCGAAAGACCAAGTTCAAGTGGACTGCTCCCACCCCAACCTTTACGATTGAAGACCAGTTACGGTTCATTCTTCCCGAAGAGAGTTTGAAGAAGGTGGGATTGGAACCCAAATATCCCGATGAACTCTACGATGAAGAAAAGGACACGCGCCACCGATGGATGAAGCGGTTCGTGTGGGAATGTGACCCGTATGTCTCGTTACCATGGGGGCAACTTACTTCCGTATCTGAAACCCGCCTCGCCCAAGTCTAAGAAGAGGTGCGGGTCCAGTAAAGCGCACTGGACTTCGTGTCTGCGGTTCTACGTGTTTTTCCAACATGTCTGCGGGGAGCACAACCACATCGTTGCGGAACGAGACTGCAAACTTGGTATCCACGCGTGAAATGTATTCTTCTTCAATCTTTTTCATTTCTTGAATCTTTCTCATCGCAGTGATGCCCGAGATATCGTTGAACGTTCTCCAGTATCGCGTGATATGGTTAACATAGGAAATGCGGTAGTCGCGGGCACTTCGCGTTTTGATGTTGTTTTGAAGTGTTTGCATACAGTCCAGAATCGTTGCATAGATGGGTTTCTTCAGTCTTCGGTTCACGGCATTGTGAGCACGGAAACTGAACATTGCAAACTCATGCCGTGAGTTCAGATACCCCGGAAACTGCCGGCGGTAGTTTTCCAACATTTCACCGAAATGCTGCTTGCAGTACGGACATGTAATCGTATCACGAAACATTTCTACCCACGAACTCATCAATTGCTTCTCCGTCTCAGTCGGCGCCTCGGGATACGAGGTCGCGACAGAATGGAGGGTCATCCAACCCATCGGTCCCCAAATCGCTGTCATTGTTTTACTTAACGACAATCATCCCTGCCTCCATTCCGCCTTCCAGAATGTCGCGTGCGATGTTGATAGGTGTCTGCTTGGAAACAGGTAGACCCGATGCACGAAGAGTGTTGCGAACCTTGTCCTCGGGCATGGTCCGCACGGTCTTGCGAATCCGCTTGCGACGAACCTCGGCACCCTTCTCGGTCAAAATCTTGAGAGTTGACTTGCGAACAGGTGGCGACTTGGCGGGGTCGCGAACACCCTCAATCTTTGCCTTCAGAGTCTTACCCCCCTTGAGCACGCCACGAGGATAGGTCCGCATTGACTTCTTGCGACCCATGCCCACAACAGGTCGGATGGGCGCGGGTTCATCTCCGCCAACCTTTACGATTTTGACCTTGTCCTTCTCCATTGTTTTAGATACAGAAAACGAATCGTAGATGGTTTAGATAGAAGAAGAATCATACGAATACCATGGAGTGGGAAGCAGTTAAATCTTACTTTGCGAACGGTGTGCGCCGATTGGTGGATCATCAGGTTGACTCCTTTGAGGATTTCATTCGCAACAAGCTCCCCCTTATCATTCAGTCCACTCCGCCTATCACGGTGTGGCATGAACAAGACCCCACGATCAAGAAATACAAGTACGAATTCCGGTTGTCCTTTGAGAAGGTTACGTATATGAAACCCCGCATCCAAGAAGCAACCGGTCGTATCAAACCTATGCTTCCGATGGAGGCACGTATTCGCAACTTCACCTACGCAGCACAGATGTATGCGGATGTGCGATTCACGGCAAGGACGTATAAGGGAACCAATTATGAAACCTATGACGAGGAGTCGCGTGTTTTCGAGGGGATTTCTCTCGGGAAGCTTCCTGTTATGCTTGGGTCTTCCTTGTGTCTTCTCAAAGACTACCCATTGTCCCTCGAGCAATATGGTGAATGCGGTCACGACCCACTTGGTTACTTCATCATCCATGGGTCAGAGCGCACTATCCTTTGCCAAGAGAAGGTAGCCGACAACCGCATCATGGTGTTCCAGGCAAAGAAGACCGCAAGCAAACACACCTACTCAGTGGAAATGAAGTCTCTGCACGAGTCCTTCACCATGCCGCCGAAGAAGTTGGAAATCCGTTTGTCCTCCAAGTTCAATGGGCTTGGATACCCTCTTATGGCTTGCGTTCCCCGGTTTCGCGAGGACATTCCAGTCATGGTGTACTTCCGTGCGCTCGGCATTGAGACCGATCGAGAGGTTGCGAACTTGGTTTGGGGCAATCTAGACAACCACCGTGTGGAACTCTTGGCAGCATCCTTCCGTGATTGTGCGGAGATTGGTATCTTCACCCAACAGGATGCCATCCAGTTTCTCTCCATGAACCTCCAGTATGGAACCAATCAGGAAGACAAGTGTGCGTATGTCCGTCAGCTGCTCGGAAGTGAGTATCTCCCACACGTACGATTTGCGGGTGAGAATGCTCCTCTGTCCACTCTCAATGCCCGCAAGGCACTGCTGACTGCAAGCATGATTCGTCGCCTGCTTCTGACCGACCAGGGTCAGATTCCGCTGGATGACCGCGACGCCTATCCCAATAAGCGTGTGGTCACGACAGGTGCTCTCCTCACTCATCTCTTCCGCCAGTTGTTCCAGAAGGTCTGTAACGATACGCGCAATGAGTTCGTGCAGGAGGTTAACAACGACAATTGGAAGAAGGGCGAGAACGGTCCGCGACCGATGGAGATTCTCAACATCAACAACCTCTACAAGATTCTGAAGTTGTCTGCGATTGAAGGCAAGTTGAAGCAGGCACTTGCAACAGGCAACTTCACCGTGCAGGGACTTGGAACAAATAGTTCTACGTCTCTATCAAATGCGACAAAAGTTGGAGTCTCTCAAGTGCTCGCCCGCATGTCGTACACGAGTACACTCAGTCACCTCCGTCGCATCCAGACTCCTGTGGAAAAGTCTGGAAAGCTCCTTGCGCCTCGTAAGCTCCATGGCACTAGTTGGGGCTTCGTTTGCCCAGTCGAGACTCCAGAAGGTCACTCCGTAGGTATCGTGAAGAACATGAGTTTGCTGACCAGTGTCACCCAACATGTTCCGAGCAACACAGTTCTCCACTATCTACAGGGTTGCGAGGGTATCACGTGGATTGACGAGGCGAAGGTGTACGAAGGCACATCTATCACACTCAACGGTGTCATTGTTGGTTATACGTCATCTCCTCACGAACTCGTCCCGCGTCTGCGTGCTGCGAAGCACAACCTTCGCATCCACCCGCACGTCTCTATTGCATGGTATACACTGCTGAACAACATCATCATTGAGACAGACAGCGGACGACTGGTCCGACCTGTGTTTCGTGCGGGAGTGGAGTTCCCTGAGAAGGGCGCTGACTGGCAGACATGGGTCAAGACGTGCGTAGAGTTCATTGACGCCTCTGAGACAGAGACACTCCGTATTGCGATGTTTCAGAACGAAGTGACACCTCATCACACACACTACGAGATTCATCCGAGTCTTGTGGTCGGTCACATGGCAAGCAGCATCCCGTTGTCGGACCACAACCAGTCGCCCCGTAATACCTATCAATCGGCGATGGGTAAGCAGGCGATGTGTGTCTATGCGGGCAACTATGCCAAGCGATTGGACAAGAACGGATATCTCCTGTGCTCGCTGACTCGCCCACTCGTAGAGACTCGTTCCATGAACATTCTCAAGATGCACGAGATGCCATATGGTATGAATTCCATTGTCGCGATTGCGTGCTATGGTGGATACAACCAGGAGGACTCCATCATCATGAACAAGACAGCGATTCGTCGTGGGTTTATGCGTGGTCTCTACTACACGATGTACAAGGACGAGGAGCATCGCAACGTCACATCCGGTCGTGAGGAGAAGTTCATGCGTCCTTCGAAACATAATACACGCAAATACAAGAACACATCGTATGCGGCAGTTGGCGAGAACGGCATGCCGATTCTCAATGCGATGGTTCAGGAGAACGATGTCGTCATCGGAAAGTGTGTCAACCTCCGCAACGACCAAGCTGGGTATGCCTACCGCGATGCTAGCACGACTCACAAGAACTCCGAACCCTGTCGCATTGATGGTGTTTGGACCGACAAGAACAGCGATGGATACCCCTTCATCAAAGTGCGCGTCGTGTCAGAACGCGTGCCCCAGATTGGTGACAAGTTCAGTTCCCGTCATGGACAAAAGGGAACGGTCGGAATGCTCCTCGAGGAAGAAGACATGCCGTTCACAGCATCCGGATTGCGACCGGACCTTATCATGAATCCTCACGCAGTTCCGTCTCGTATGACGATTGCGCAGTTGATGGAGAACATCTTTGGCAAGATTTGCGTTCAGCGTGGAACTCTAGGCGACGGAACACCCTACAGTCATCTGAAGGTGGAAGACCTGAAGAAGCATATGACGGACCTTGGGTATCACCCATATGGCAATGAGATTCTCTACAACGGACAGACCGGCGAGATGATGCAGGCGGAAATCTTCATGGGTCCGACTTTCTACCAGCGTCTCAAGCACATGGTCATTGACAAGCAGCACAGTCGCGCGCGAGGTCCAATTGTCAGTCTCACGCGTCAACCCTGCGAGGGACGGTCTCGAGATGGTGGTCTTCGCGTGGGTGAGATGGAGCGTGATTGCCTGCTCTCACACGGCGCTGCTGCGTTCACGAAGGAGCGTCTGATGGATGTGTCTGACCCGTTTCCGACGGGCATCTGTAAGAACTGCGGTACACTTGCGGTCATGAATGAAGATGAGAGCATCTATCATTGCGGATCGTGTGGGAACAAGACAGAATTTATCAACAAGACGATTCCTTACGCTATGAAGTTGTGGATACAGGAACTTGAGGCGATGCATATCGTTCCTCGGATGGTTCTCTCGTAACCATGCTCTCGAGGTCCGGGTCTGAACGAGACTGCTTGAGTACCATGTGCTCTCTGCGACAATCCTTCCAGAAACAGGTAATACATCCACATATTCCAAAAAACAAAACGCTTGCAATTGCTCCGATAGCAAGTCCTTGGTCTGTGTCCATTTTTTGTATAGGGTTTTCAAACTGTAAGTCCTATACAAACATGTCGCTGGAAATCCTTGTTGGTCCTATGTTCAGCGGAAAGTCGAGTCGCATTTTGAGTATCGTATCTCGGTATTCTGCATTGAGCGTTCCGATTCTTGTCATCAAACATGCAGCAGACGTCCGATACGCAGCGAATGAAGTGGCAACACACGATGGACGACGTGCTCCCTGCATCACTGCAAATCAGTTCAGCGACATTGACCCTGCATTTCTCAAGCAGTTTCGTGTCATTATCGTGGAGGAGGCGCAGTTCTTCACGGGATTGGTTCCCTTTGTTCAGTATGTTGTTGACCAACTGAAGATTCATCTCTTTTTGGTTGGATTGGACGGCGACTCCGAACGAAGACCCTTTGGCGAGATTCTGCAGTGTATTCCACTTGCCGACAAAGTCGAAAAACTCACTGCTCTGTGCCGTCGTTGTGCGAATGGTACATTGGGCATTTTTACATACCGCAACGGACATCAAGACCAACAGATGATCGTCGCTGGCGCAGACCTTTACGAAGCAGTGTGTCGAGACTGCTACCACGAAAAGTGTGCGCTGGATGCGCTGTAAAAAATAATGTTGCCATGAAGCACAACAAACATGGGTGGTGGTCTACTTCAGCTCGTGAGCTATGGTGCTCAGGATATCTACATCTCTGGTAATCCCCAGATTACCTTCTGGAAGGTGCTCTACAAGCGCCATACCAACTTCGCTATGGAGTCGATTGAGGTTACCTTCAACGGCCAGGCCGACTTCAACAAGCGCGTGACTGCGGTGATCAACCGTAACGCAGATCTGATGTACCGCACCTACGTGCAGGTTGTGCTCCCGGCCGTGGACCTCATCAGCGGTTCTACCAACCTGTCTCGCTTCCGCTGGTTGAACTACATCGGTCACCGCCTGATCAAGGTGGTGGAGCTCGAGATCGGTGGTCAGCGCATCGACCGCCAGTATGGTGACTGGATGCAGATCTGGACCCAGCTGTCCCAGGATGCCGGTACCGTGGAGGCGTTGAACGACATGATCGGTAACACCCACGACCTCGTCCTGATGAAGGATGCGAAGGGTTACACTCTGGATGCCTCTTGCGCCGGTGCGGAGCTGACCAACAGCTGCGCTCCTCGTGCGGGCACCCCGGCGAAGACCCTGTACATCCCTCTCCAGTTCTGGTTCTGCCGCAACCCTGGTCTGGCGATCCCGCTCATCGCGCTCCAGTACCACGAGGTGCGCATCAACGTGGAGTTCGAGCAGTGGATCAACTGCACCTACTACGAGCTGTCCGGCGCGACTGCCGCTGCTACCTCCATCCAGTCCCTGACTGCGGCGTCCCTGTACATCGACTACATCTACCTGGACACTGAGGAGCGCCGCCGCTTCGCCCAGCAGACCCACGAGTACCTGATTGAGCAGCTCCAGTTCACTGGCGCTGAGTCCATCACCTCGTCCAGCAACAAGATCCAGCTGAACTTCAACCACCCCGTCAAGGAGCTCGTGTGGGTTGTCCAGCGCGACTCGTTCGTTGACTGCACCCCC